CAAATTTTTCATAGTCATCTAAATTTAAATCTACATGCATTTCTAAAATTGTATGTAGATAATCATCACCAGTTCTTTTTACTCCCTCTATCTCATTAATTTTCTTTTGTAAGTTATCAGGTTCTGTATTTGATTCCGATAATTCTATATCTCTATAGAATCCTGCAGCTTGTTTTTTAATGACTTCATTTTTTGTCATTTTAATAACATGAGTTATCCTCTCACAATCTTTTAAGTCTGAAGCATAATATGGAACTACAATTTCTTCTGCTGGAATAAATTTAGATACTGGTCTACCTAACAAAGCATCGTAATAAACCTTTTTAAATGTGCTGCCTGATAAAGGAAGATAAAATAACATTTGATCCATGTCAGTTGTGTACTCCTCCATCTCTTCCATTAAAAGGTAGTTCATATATTCTTTGACTCTTTCTGCTTGCGCTTCAATTTGTGGAGTTTGTAACCCAACAACTTGAGTTCTTACTGGGCCATCAGATGGTACAAGTTCTTTATAGGCTTGTGCTTGAAACTGCGTTGTAGCCTCTGCAAGCATTGGATGAGTTACGTTTGATGCGCCTTTAAATGGTCTTGTTACACTTGTGTATTTTGTACCTAATAAGTCTAAACCTTTTATGTATGCATCTTCCCATTCTTTTCTTGATAATTTATCTTTTTTATATTCTTGGGAAAGTTCTGATGCCATGGACGATAATGTTCTTTCATCCATGTCTTCTGCTAAATTTGCATTAAAATCGTCAACTGGTTGCTCTACTACCTCTTCTTCTCCTTCAACAGAAACGTCAATTGGTAAACCGTCTGGTTGTTCTTGGACTTCTTCAGTTACTCTTGCATCCTCTTCAATAATTTCGTTATTCTTCTCTATCGCCATGATTGATTATACCTTTTAGTTTTAAATATATCTACTACAAGTCCTCCAGTGGATCTGTAAGTTTTTTGAGTTTGTCTCATGAGTGGGGATACTTTAATCGCAAAAGCATCAAAATACAACCTTGGATCATTTTCTAAAATTAATTTGTAGCCCTTTTTAGGATCCTTTACTGCATCATCGTGAAAAGTATTATCTATTTTTTTTCCTTTAAGCTTGTGAGTTTCTGGATATTTGAAAGCATCTGTCTCGATTTTTTTGTAAGGTAACTTTGGATCTGATAAAGATATCTTAGTGGGCCCTGATTTAGATCCATAAAAATTAGCTAATTTTCTCATGAGTTCTGGCATGACAGCTTTACCTCTTTTATCTATTCCTTTACCATTAGCATACCCATAAAATCTTTCGTTTCCTTTTTTATACCCTTGTCTAAAACTTAATTTATCAAACGGGGCAACGGCTACATAATCAACACCCTCTCTTGCTGCTTTTTGTGTTAAGTATTTAAGCGCATGGTCTCCATATGCATCTGCCTCTACTAATGGAAAATAATTATATCTTTCTTGATTACCCATATTTCTTCTTTGAAATGTTTGATTCAACTTTCTTTGAATGTCCCTTAATTCATTTGAAAGAGCTTGAACTTTATTCGGTTGTCTATTAGCTAAGGCTTCATCCATTTGTTTCATTAATTTTGATCTGTTGTTGGCTAGTAAATTTATTTCAATATCAGCTTGAAAAGGATTTGTTCTTCTCTCTCCAGACAATTGTTGTGCTTTTGATAAACCTTTTGCTACACTTTGGTTTACATCAGATTGTATTTCATTAATCATAAATACTTTTTTACCATCTGGAGTAAATCTTGTATCGTATCTCACGTGATAGATATTATTTGTTTCTTGTGGCAACGCATCACCAAAATGGCCTCCTCTATTAAAACGACTTGTGTTAGATTGTATTGGATCATCTAAGACCATAATTGTTTCTCTGTAATCTTTGCCTCCTTGCAAAGTATAACTTGTCTCTTTTCCATAATAGGTTTTTGTTTTTTGCATTGGTGCAACAGTTTCACTTACTTCTCCCAAAATTTTATTCATAAGCTTTCTGTCACCTATGTCTATTCCAGGAAGATTTCGTACTCTTTTTAACTCATCACTAAATTGATTAAATGATGCTCTTCCTACATCATTTTTTAAACCTCTTAAATTATAAATCACTTCACCTAGCTCACCTGCTATATCATCTCCATCAATAGTTGATTGATTAGCATATTTTTTTGATAATGAGTTTAATGTGTCGTCAGCATTTTTAACAACAGTTTCAAATCTCTCCGTAACTCCTTTTGGCATACCAAGTTCAACAGGTCTTAGTCTATTTACTGGATTTAATTTTATCATTGCACCAAGTTCATTACCATCTAATTTAAGACCAAATTTTTTTGCTGCAAAAAGTAAGCCTCCTGTTAGATCTCCCGATTCATTAAATATAGCTAAGTTAGAATCAAATAATTCTTCTTTGTTGATGACAACTTCTTTCCCTTGAAAAGGGCCTCTATCATATTTAAATTTTTTTGGCTCTCTAACAGTTTTTGATGCAGGTTTACCAAATATTTTGAAATTTACTTTTCTTGTAGATGTTAAATGATCTATCCATTCATCTGCAGAAAATCTTCCTGCACCTTTTTTCATTATCCAATCATAAGTAGATGAACCAAAAGCAGGGGCAGTGTCATCGCCCATGTGAAGTGATTTTGTTTTTTTTAAAACAACAGGTGGGTTACGAACTTCCTGTAAAGCTAATTCTTTTCCGGTGTCCTGTGATGCTTTACCTTCGTAAGTGAGAAGCTTTTGTTCTTTTCCGGTGGCCGGTGACGGTTGTGGTTTTTTACCTAATACCTTACGACCAATCCCTAATAACAGATTCTTAAGGGACATCGTCCCTCCTAATATAATTTAGTAGGCTTGTTTTTACCTAGTTTGCATTTTGCTTTTACAGATTTACCTGATTTATATCCCATAGGTTTCATCATTCCGCCGCCCATATAACTCATAGGTTTATTCATCATACCACCACCCATTCTTCCTTGAGCTTTGAGTTTTGCTGTAGCAGCGGCCAATCCACCACCCATTTTTTTATTTTCTTTTTTCTCTTGCAATTTCTTTTTTAACAACTGGGATGCAGCAACTCCTAATGCTCCAACACCCAAAGCTAATTTACCAAACTTTGTAGCTTTTGCGACTGAACCAAGTCCAGCAAGTTCTTTTCTTCTTTTGTTAAAATTTGATGCAGACTCACCAGGTTTAAAACCTTTTGATTCTCTCATAGCATCCATAGATGTAAACTTACCCGTCTTCTTATCTATTTTACCTTGTTCTACTGCTTTCATTTTTTCATCAAAAGACATACCTCTTTTTGCTCCAAAAACTTTTTTCTTTTTTGATTTTTCAGCTTTTAGAATTTTAAAATCTTCTGCATCAATTCTATTATTTTTGTTTTTATCTATTTTCTTTTGGTTGCCTTTTAACATAGCTACTCCTAATAATATTTATATTCCTTTTCTAATTTTATTGGTGGGTCATCCCAATCATCAGAATAGGTACTTACAAATCCACCTTGTCGATATCTTAACACAGCTTGGGTCATAGAATCAACATAGTCATCATATTGACCATTAGGGAATGCAGCACATTCCTCAATTACTTCTTGAGCAAAGTGCTCATCTAATGGAGCAAAAACCATTCCAGACTCGAACACTGGAGCACAGCTATTTATACGTGTATGCTTGTCTCTTCCTCTTGCAGGCACATAATCAATAACAGGTATACCTGCACGTCTAAGCTCATGAATTAGCGGTTGACCACTTGCTTTGGCTTCAACTATCACTGTCTCTGGTTCCCAGTATCTAAATTGCTCTAGAGCTAAATTTTTTAAATCTGGAAAATCATACCTACCCTTTTGTGCATCTAAAAGTATGATACATTTTTCATATCCCTCTACAGGTTCAAATATTCCCCAGGTGGTGATTGCTGAATAATCTGCAGATTCTTTTTTTGAAAATGCAGTATCATAACTTTGTATCACATGTAGTAATTTAGGGAGGTAATCTTTATCGTAGTCTTGCCACCATTCACGTTTTATAATCGCTCCCTCTTCTGAAGTTGGGTCCTGCATGTATTGAGCGTTCCAGTTCTTTGTAGAGATTGAGGCTTTCACTGAATCTAGATCTTCTCTAGACCAATACTCAGGCCACACAGGTTTATCGTTTGGTAGAATTGCAGGAAACTCTATCACGTTCCACTTATCCGCTTTTGGTTCTGATTGAGCCTTCACTAAACGACCAGTGAGATCGTCTACCGCCCACCGGGTCATGACCACCAATATTCGACCACCAGGTTGTAAACGTTGTCTAGGACCAGAGCTATACCATTCGTAAGCACGATCCATTGCTGAATCAGACATTGAGTCTTGTTCAGTGTGTGGGTCATCAATAATCAAAAGATCCGCCCCTCGTCCTGTGATAGAACCGCCAACCCCCGCTGCAAAGTATTCACCCCCATGATTAGTCTCCCAACGGCCTTTTGCTTTTGAATCTTCCCGTAGTGTAACATTTCCAAATATTTGTTTGTACTCCTTGGTGTTCATTAAGTTTCGAACCTTGCTACCGAACCTTGAAGCTAGTTCAGCATTGTGTGATACCTGCATAATTTTTTTCTTTGGATACTTTCCAATATACCAAGCAGGAAATAAATATGATGCGAATTCTGATTTGGTATGCCTAGGAGGCATATTAATTATGAGCCTCTTTGCATCCCCGTCTGCTATATCTTGAAAGGATTGAGCAATAATTTGATGGTGCCCATATTTCTTTGGGTCCTTTGTTTTACGATAAATAAAATCTTGCCAAACTGTTTCAGCAAAAATTAAAAAATTATCCTGGCATAACTTGATCCACTCTAATTGCTTTTTAAGAATTAGATCTTTTAATTCGTCTTCTGTAAGATTTTCTACGTTCATACCGTTTGGGACCCTAGTATATTTATGTATATTGCTTTGTAAACCTCTTTGCACGGTAAGCACCCGCCAGGCAACGCGAATTGTAAACCGAATTTTGGAATTGCAGGTCGAAGTAGATTGTGAGCCTTGCTATGCGCAAGTTACACCAATGGCGCGTTAGCGCCATTGATTTGTTAATTATTATTTAATTAGTATTTGTACAAGCGACTGGAATTTAGTCAGTATGTTTTGTCTAAACTCGTCTACACATCTGTTCCCTTGATTTTCTAGTATGTGCTTTTCAACTTCGCTCTCTAACATTTTATACATTAACTCATAGTTAAGATTAGTCTCAGTCTTAGTATCAACTTTAGTGTCTGTTGATAGTTCAGTTCCTCTAACTCTATTGGCTAAGGTCTGAGCAATGTTGATTAAGTTACTGGGCATTGTCATCACTCCCAATTGCTTTGTATTCACAGTATTCAATAACCTTTTGATACTCATTAAATAAATCATTGTGCTTAACTTTGAAATTTTCTTTATCAAAGTTTTTTCTTTTACGATTTATTTTTTGAACTCCAAAACTATTTCCATGTTCGTCTTGAACAATGATTAA